ACAACAGAAATAAAGAAATAAACGAAGCAATTGTTGCACAAGCAGTAGCAGAACTTCCGTCTAGTGGATATGATGTAAGTAAATTTTATATCGAACCAGTGGGTGCCGATAATATTCCAGACGATCCCGAGGGTGTTAAGGCAGACAATACCGATTACACAGCGGATATGGATGGTATAACAGCAGATAAATCAAATGTTAGCCCAGAAGCAAATGGATGGCTAGCAGGTTACCTAACTGGAAATAACTTACCGCCTAATGGATTGCCGGTAACGCCTGGTACAACATTCCCAACTAATGCACTAGTTGGCGACTACGTGTTACGTTTAGACTATTTTCCAAACAGATTGTTTAGATATGACGGGAACAGATGGATTAAAGTTGAAGATAATGTAAGAACTAATCTAACACCGGGTGAAACAGACAACAATACTCAACGCAATAAGTTTGTTACTGATTCAAGTACGCTAAGTACAAAAGACAGAGGCGATATACCTACGTTACAAGGACTAAGCGATTTATTAAAACCATCAGCAGACAATTAATATGCCAGTACAATTTCATTATGATGCTCAAATAAGAAGATTTTTGCTACAGTTCACAAGACTGTTTAGTAACTACCAAGTTGAGTACGGCAAAGATGATAATGGGAATATTACATATTTAACTGTGCCTATTAGATATGGCGACAGTTCGCGCCAAGTACAAAATATCATACAAAATAACTCGCAGAGTAGCATACTTAATGTTCCTATGATGAGTTTTTATATTACAGGGCTTGATTATGCTCGTGACAGGGTTCAAGACCCGCAATTTGTTGGCAAAATGCAAGTACGACAACGCGAATATAATACAACAACCGAAACATACGGAACAACGCAAGGCGATAGTTTTACTGTAGAACGTGCTATGCCTAGTCCATATAACTTAACAATACGCTTAGATATTTGGACTTCGAACACGCACCAAAAACTACAATTAACAGAACAAATACTTCCTCTGTATAACCCAAGTATAGAAATACAAAGTACCGACAACTACTTAGATTGGACAAGTTTAAGTGTAGTTGAACTTAATAATGTAACTTGGAGTAGTAGAACTGTTCCTGTAGGAACTGATGATCCTATAGATGTTTGCAGTTTAGATTTTACAATCCCTATCTTTTTAAGTTTACCTGCTCGTGTTAAGAAGATGGGCGTTATACATAAGATTATAAGTGGTATATTCGACGAAGACAACTTAGACAGTTTTGATGCACTAAACAGCGACGACATTTTGCTCGGCACAAGAATGAAAATTACCCCACAAGGTTATCAGTTGTTATATATTGGCAACCAATTACAAATATTACAAGCAAACGCAGTAGAAAATGTTAAAAACAATAGTTTCGATCCGCTCGATACACAAGTAAGCAATGTTAATTGGAAAGCAGTTGTCGATCAATACGGTGTACTACAAAGTGGTATAACTCAAGTACGCTTAGAAAACAGCATCACAAATACAGAAATTGTCGGTACTGTTGCATATCATCCAACCGACGATAATATTTTGTTATTCACAGTCGACGAAGATACATTACCGGGCAATTCTCTCAAAGCAATAGATGCTGTTGTAAACCCATTAAGAAGTGGCCCTGGAGTAACAGTGGGCAAAACAACATTCCCAAACGCAAAAACTGGACAAAGATATTTGCTAACCGAATCCACTGGCGGTATAAACAACCCATCGAGTTCGGTTGTTCAAGCATGGAAAGGGGCTGATGATGAGCAGTTAATTGCTAACACAAACGACATAATAGAATTCAATGGCAAATTCTGGACTGTTGTTTTCGACGCAAGTACAACAGAAAGCACCGAATACGTAACTAACTTAACAACTGGGTTACAATACCAATGGACAGGATCACAATGGAAACGTTCTATTGAAGGTGTTTACGCAGGCGGAGATTGGGCATTAGTACTTTAAACGAAGCAGTTGGCGTTTGGTTTTTTTCACAATCAACACAACGATATCTATATTTACTCAGAAACGATAACAGAAATCTTGAAAAATGGGGATTACCCGGCGGTAAAGTTGAAAACGGCGAAGCACTATTTGATGCTATAGAACGCGAATGCACGGAGGAGATGGGTGCAATGCCCAAGTATATAAAACTTATTCCTATAGAAAAATTTACAAACAATACAGACACATTTGTATATCACACATTCTTTTGCTTAGTAGAAAACGAATTTACACCAATTATAAATAACGAACATATAGGATATGCATGGGTAGATAAGGGTATCATACCAAAACCATTGCACCCTGGATTATGGGCAACTTTAAAAATTAATGAAATTTACGACAGAATTAAAACAGTAGAAGAATTGTACTCTTAAATTGCTTTTGGTGCTACTTTGTGTATCCTTGAACCTATGTCGCAATAGCTAATATACTGCTGTGTATTCATACTTTCTACATTGGATAAGTATTTCCACTTCTCCGGCATCACGCCTACAGATGTAACGTGATAAAATTTAACAGTCGGGTATGCTTTCATTACATCGCACACACTATCGACTAATTTCGGGTAGTGGTTTCCGTTTCTATCGTATTGGTCGTATCCGAACAAAAATACTTCTTCGTGCCCATCGAAACATGCTAACCACACAGCAGTTGCATGCGGGCTCGTGCGTGTATTTTGCGGAATTAAATAAAAGTGTCCCTGGTAGTCTAAACAATTTCTTGTATTACTGTAAACAACATTATCTTCGTCATACTTTTTTTCAATTATATCTTCTAATAAAATTTTGTCTAACGTTATTAAAAAGTCGCAATTAACGTAATTGTAAATATCATTTACGCCATATGTTTGCATAGAAATCGAACCCAACAACCCACCCCGGTGTGCTTCTAAATGATACACAGGAAAGCCGTCAATCGATGGCCCATTTGCTAAACATGTTGCCCTATTTGAATCGTGTAAATTTTGTATAGGATTTTCGACCCATTCGCGTTGTTGTTCTTTTTTACCGTTTGATATTGTAACGCCAGTTACAACAAACTCGCCTTCGTAATCACTTCTGTATAGTTCTTCAATCATTATCTTACACCTACTACTACTTCAATAATTTCTTCTGCCTCTGAATTTTTATTTTCAATTGCTTTACCAATAACCGATCCAGTTGTTGGATTGCGATTCCCATTCCACGCAACACCGGCACCGCTTACATTACTTGAAACAATTAAATCTCCCTTTTCAACAACTCCAACAACTCGACAAGGAACACGTCCTTGTAATGCAATCGGCATTACATATTCGCCTTCGCAGTCACTATTCATTAAGTATGCAGGATCAGTTGATACAACACCAGCAATACGTTTATTTTCTTTTCCTTCGGATATAGTAACTTCTTTAGTTCCGCCAAATATCAATACAGTGCCAACTGGATAATTTTTGTCAGATACGTAGTTCTCTGCCAAGTCCGCATATTGGGCCACTGTTGCGGTTCCCTGAAAATATCCTGCTTTGACTGTTGAATTTCCACTGTTTTTATATGTTGTATCCGAACAAAAATTCCAAGTACCGCCTGTTCCTGTAGTTGCATTTGTTCCATCGTCGTGCCAAAAATGATCAATATTTGATCCTGTTCTTGCCGCAAATGCTCCGTTAGCATCGCTGGAAACAATAGCCATATTATTCAAATAAAAATCTTCATTTGATAGTGCCAAACCAGTGACTGTTAAATTGCCACTTGCACTGTCATCGGCATCACTTCTTAAGAATGAAGATGCTTGTAATCCATCTACAGTGTCTGCATCTAGTCCACTACCTGATCCATCGTTACCTGCATGCCACATTTGATTCCAAGCGGTGCTTCCATTTCCGTTAGTATTTCTGTAATAAATCTCATTACTATCATAGAAACTTGAAGCAAATTGCATAGCATAATAGTTTGAATTGTTGTTATGTGTACACGATAATAGATGTGCCCATGATGTTCCAACGCCTGCAGGCCAACCTTCGGCTGTTGATGCTGTTGACGTTTGCCAGAATCCAGAGGACAGTCGGCTTGTAACATCATTCGCCGTTCCGGCATCGTCATCGAAGTAAGGTCTTCCATTTGGATGTTTGCTACTAAGTTGTGTTTGAATATTAGAAGTAACACCATCTACGTAATTTAATTCTGTTGCTGTGGCTGTTATAGCAGTTCCGCTAAGTTGCAGTGTTCCTACATTTAATGTTCCTGGTGTTATAGTTAAGTTACCAGTTGAAGAACCAGTAGCAGTTGTTGTACCAACAATAAATTTATCAGCACTTTCGTCCCAACCCATAAATGCATTGTCACCTGTACTACCTCTTTCTATAACAATACCTGAATCATTAGCATTACTAGATGCACCATTGTTTAATTCTATTAAGTTGTCTGAAACAACCATATTTGTTGTTGCTACAGTTGTTGTAGTTCCGTTTACAGTTAAGTTTCCAGTGACTGTTAAATTACTTGTAATTGTTCCACCAGACGTACTCAACTTACCATCTATTTGTGTTTGGATATTTGATGTAACACCGTTTAAATATCCTGCTTCAGTTTGACTAACAGCAGATGGTAAATGTTCATTTCCTGCACCTGTTGGATGTGTGTAATTATTAGCACTACTAGCAATACCATCTAACTTACTTTTTAATGCATTGGTGAAGTTATTTTCAGTTAAACCACCATTACCAACTGAATAAGTTGTATCGTTGTCAGGTAATGTAACTGACCCACCATTAGTTAAGCTAAGCGTGTGTCCCGATATGCTTAAATTTTGAGTATCGGTATTAGCAATAGTGTTATCCACTAAAGCTTGTTTTGCTATTACAGTTGTGCTCATTATCTTCTCCTAATCCAATTTCTTCTTGATTTAAATGCTCTGCGTGCCTTGTATATTCCACGTTTAATCCTACCTAATTCCATAGGCACTACAACAGGCACTCCCCATATATATGAAGCTCTATCACTCGGGTTGTTGAATGTGAACTTAACTCTCAACCTATTTCCAACAGAACTAAACTCATGTAAGGATGAGTTGTAAGCTTCCCAAGAAGAGCCGTTATTGTTACTGACTTGTACGCTTAGTGAAGTACCTGCCTTACTGACTGTTTCCATTCCTGCTAGATATACATCTGTAATATCTTGATCATTATCTAATGCGTAAGTACCAAAGGTAATATTAGCATTCTCTTCAAATCCCGTACCCTCTCCATCATTCCAAATATCAAACGTATGCCCATGCCAGCCATACCCGGTACGCAGGTCAAAATACGTTCCATTTGTAGATTTAACTCGTCTAGTCCAGTTACCATAGTCTGTAAATCTATAGTCGCTAATTGATGCTCCGCTAGCATCTCTTAGTAATCCAACTACCCTATTATTCTCTAAGTCCACATAAGAGTTATTCCTATGCCATCCTCTATCAGCGATAATCTGCATAAAACTAGAAGTTCCTGTAGGTGCTGACAATTTCAAATAACCACTGGCTAATGCACCATCGAAATAATACTCAGCTAATTGAGTACCACTTGTCCCTTCTTTAGCTAAAGCAGGGGTAATATCAATTTTCCTAACTCTATTATTAGTCAGGTTATACACAATATTAGGATTATCATCATCTAATACAAAACCAGTACCTCTATTCTCACTGAATTGTCCGATATTAATACTCTCGGCATTAGTGTCCGAACTAGCGTTAAGTACGACATGAAACACGTTGCCATAGAATGAGTTAACAAATATTCTATCTCTAGGAGCATCGTACCAAATATGCCCCCTTCTCATCTGACCACTCGTCCTGTTTAATTCAGGTAACTCTTGTCTTTCATGTGTCTTGGTATTCCATCTTGTAGCACCTTGCGCATAAGTGCTGTACGATGTAAAGTATAACCAATCGCCTGCAATCGCAAGACCATTAAAATAGTGAGAACCTACTTGTGAATCGCTCCAATTCTCCCTACCGAGATAGACTTGACAAGGCAATTCATGCCAAGCGTCAGACGTTTTAAATCCTGAATAATCAACTTCAATTAGACCACAATTCGATGTCCACGCAGTGCCCATGTATATCTTTTTGTTTACAGTATCAACTGCCATAGAGGATATGTGGTGGTAATCATCACGTAGACTCTGAGATGAGGGGGCTGTAACTGTACCATAACGAGTATCATATCTTCTACCGAAATATGTTCTTCCATATAAAAGCTCTGGTGTTCCCGTTGAGTTGACTCTTCTAATACCTAGTCCAGTGCTCCAACCACTTGTGATAACCAAATCACCAACACCGCAATCTGTGTCTATAAACACTTGCTCAGGTGAAATTGGGCGGTCTCCTGTCGATGATCCTCTGTATGTCTTATCAGTAGGGTAACCATTGTTAGCGTAAACACCATCTCCTCTGTAGATATCATCTGACGCATTCGTTTTCCAGTTTGGGATGATAAAGTTACCATTAACTCCTGAAGAAGCAATGCAATTATCATTAGATATTACAGAAGAACTATTTAAAGAGAAGCTATTGATTCTCATAAATCACCTCATCATTAAACACTCTAGATTGTTCGTCTAACTCTTTTATCTCTTCCTCAGTTAGCTCTGTAGCACCCTCAGGAATCACTAAATCTTCGTTTTCCATTTTTATATCCTTGTATTAGAAGTTACCCAAAACTTGTGGTACTTAGTCGCGTCAGAGCTAGGCACTTCATAAATAAATGTATCTCTCTCGCCTGTGTATATAGCAGTAGAAGCGCCTTCATTATTAGCACCTGCTTCAGTAGTTGATGCGTATTTCTTAATAGTCACATTATTAAGTTTAGGATCGTTAGGTAAGTCATACTGAAGCATATAAGCACCTGTTACAGGTACAACGATTAGATTAGTAGGGTCTGCAACGGTATTACTTACAGCTATACTAGCACTTAAAGCATTAGAATATTGTCCTTGATGCACAGCGAATACTTTGTAGTAGATAGTTGTGCTAGAAGTATCATATCCATCATCTGTCATTTCAACAGTAGAAGTAGTTACATCACTAGCCAATACCTTACCGATAAGTACATATTCATCTGTAGCCGTTACCGAAGACCATACTTCGTAATAATCTACTGTATCAGATGATTTAGCCCAAGATAGTTGAACCCCATCTGTATCTTCTGATTTAGTTAACGAACCTGTTAAAGTAGGGGCATAGTCGTGGGTGTGGGTACTAGGTGCAAACGCAGATGCGTGCTGTCCATCAACTGTATCAGCATCTAATCCAGAACCAGTCCCATCCACGGTTTTGATAAGCGTTAGTATCTCAGAAGCTGTTTGATCTGCAGTAGCGTTAGCTTCAATCCCGTCTAACTTATTTTTTAATGTAGTCGTAAAATTCTTTTGCGTTAGTCCACCATCGCCTACTGAATAAGTAGTATTGTTGTCTGTCCAAGGTACGTTTACATACATCTTCTCTGAATCGACTTCGACAGGGTAGTTCTTACCACTCTCAGTATATCCAATCTTGAAACCTCCTCTAGTAGAACTAGAACCTGCTGGTAACGAATAGTTGTTAGCACTAGAAGCAATCCCGTCTAACTT